TGTTTAAGATTGACAGTGTACCGCCGTCAAGGTTTATATCGCCGCCAGTGATGTTAATGTCGGAGGCTTCGATATGACCCGTGTCCAAGTTAAAAGAAAACTTCCCGGTCGGCGATGAGAGGATGTCCGTTGTGATATAACTCGCGGAAATCTTGTTTGCGGCAATGCTTCGGATAACCGCGTCACCGTCTTTTGATACACCGTACTCCCAGTTCGGGGATCCGTTGTTCCAACCGTTATTAGTCCAGGCATAACCGCCGGCGTTGCGGCAGTAGATGGTGTTGCTCCCCTCGAGCGTAGGCTTGTCGTGGTAATAAGTAATTACCGCGCCGTTGCCGTCCGCTTTCCGCGTGACATATAAGCCCATGCTGTTCGCGATGGTCTCGTTCAGCGCGAGTGTTGCCTGTTCGTAGTCGTTGATTTGCGCAGCTTGCTGTGCGCGGGTCTGCTCGAGTACCGCCTGCTGCTTCGGTGTAAACGCGCCCATTGTGGCATATCCCGACTGCGTTGCCGTTTCGCCCTTGCCCTCAAGCTTCGTGCAGCGGTTCTGTGACTGCCACTTGACATTTGTCAACACGACTTTCTTCGTCCCCTGAGCCGTCTCAAAGTTCATCACATCGAGCGGTCTGAGGTGCGGAAACGAGTGCGTGGTGCAGGACATAGGTGTGTATGTAAGACTGCATCGCGCGGTTTTGAGTTCCGTCACCAGTGTGCTGAGATTCATATCGCTCTGGGCAAGGAGATTGCCCTCGATATTAAAGGCATAGTCCTTTGTGCCTGCGAGGTATTCGGTCTTGTTCTCGTCGTTTCCGACGATGCGTACACCGGAAAACACGATGCTGTTTTCGGCAAAATCGGTATTGCCGGAAGTAAAACGATCTGAAGCTTTTATAACCGTGTGCTTGGCGTTTGTCGCATACCACCCGCCTGTCAGCTTGCCGTCATAGTCGATATACAAGCTCACGCCCATAAGCTCCGCAGCCCAGACAAGCACCTGACGATAGGTCAGATTGTCCGCCTTCGGGCGTTTAGGTATCGACACACCCCGATGCAGCGTGTTCGTTGGGAGCTTCTGCGACACCCCGCACTTTGTGCAGGCATCGGCGACTATCTGATACAGTGTTGCAGGATAGGCAAGCTCAGTATCATAGGCTCGGTTAAACTTCGCCATGCGGTCATAAGCCGTTATTTTGATGCTCCGGAGCTTGCGTGGCGGGCTGTCCACCGTGTAATAGCCGATAGGCACGGTCTCTGTTGTCGAGCCTGCGGGAAAGCTCGTAGTGACATACAGCTGTGCGCCCTCGAACACCTTATCGTCAAACGCGCCGTCGGTATTCTCAAGAGTAAAACTCAGCTCTGACATACACGCCGAGCCCAAATCAAGCTTGCTGCCCGTGACACTCGACCAGTCCACCGTTACCGCGCCGATAATGTCTTTGTTGGTGATATTAAATGCCGTGCCTTTGGTAGGCGTACAGAGGATATTGACGGACTGCACCACATCCTCTCGCAGAGCAGCAAGCCCGGCAGAAGTTATTGGATACATAACATCACCCCTTTCGCGCCACGATTTTAAAGGTCACATTGTCAACAACATTCAGACTGCTGTTGTACAGCGGCGCACTTCTGTTGCCGACATAAAACTCTTTTGTCACATATCCGCCCTCGAGCATATTTAAGTACTTGACCGTTATATACTCCGGATTGAACATTTTCAGAATCTTGCTCGCGTTCGCTATGGACAGCCCGGAAAATTTAAGCGTTACCGCGTCGGTCTGTCCTATGCGTTTTTTGTGCATGACGACATCTTCGGTACGCCCTGCATCGCTGGCCGAAGCGTCCTCAAGCTCCCATTTATATCCGTCCTCCGAGTCAGGATATACCGGCATAGTTACGCCGTCCACGGTAGCTATCGGATTGTCGCCGGGATTAAAAGCGGTTGCCACTGCTGTTCCACCTTCTTTCTTGACATAAAAAATGAAATATGATAGATTAAAAAGAAAAGGGAGAAATTCTGATGAAAAAATTTATTGCTTTACTTATCGCAGGTATTATGCTGATTGGGCTCTGTGGATGCGGCAATTCTACAACCATCAACTCCCCCACTACTCCAGATAATATCAGCAAAGTAGATTTGCCGAATGACCATTACGGCGAGGGAATGTACAAGGTTGGAAAAGACATTCCCGCCGGAGAATACTGGATAATCGCCACAGAAAAAGATTATTCAGGATATTTCTGTGTGTCGTCCGACAGTTCCGGAGATTCGATTATTTTTAACGAAAACTTTGACACTTGGGTTTATGCCACTGTCAAGGACGGCGAATACATAGAAATTACACGGGCAGAAATGTGTCCCTCGGAAAAAGCTCCGGACATGCACTTCAACAGTTCCGCCGTGCTCGAAGGGGTTTATAAGATTGGAAAGGATATTCCCGCCGGAGAGTACAAGCTCGTTGCCACTGAGGCGGGAAACGACGGTTATTACGCCGTGCTGTCGAGTTCGTACAATTACGGCGATAATATCGTTGCTAACGATAACTTCAGCAACAATGCATATATCACTGTCCAAGACGGACAATATTTGCAGATTTCCAGAGCACTTGGTGAAAAAGTGGACTGACGCAATATTACAAAGGAAAAGCCCTCTCGATTGAGAGGGCTTTTATTCGTTTATCGGAATGATTACTTTACCGGCACGCATGTTGACATTTCTGAGCTCGTTTACAATATCACCGCGCTCGTTCATAACGACAATCGTTACGGTTCCGCCATTGCTTCGTTCCATAGCTCTTTCAACACCGCGCTCAACACCCGAAGAAACACCGTCCACAATTTGGCTGTTGTTGGCAACTGCCGTCCTGCCTCCGATTTGTCCAACCATCTCGGGGCCGCTCTCTCGAGCAATAAAGAGTTGTCCGGTATCAGGATATCCGCCGGATGCATACTGCTGTGCCCCGGTAGATCGGGTTTTTACTGTCACATCGCAGCTTACACCGTTTATATTGTTGATGTTATTTTTAAGCTTGACGAGCTGATCCGAATAATACTTCGTCTTTTTGCTTGCGTCATCCATTGCAGCAGACGTGTTCTTAATAGCCTTGCGTGACTGTTCCAAAGCGTCTTCGGCATGTTCGACTTCTTTTTTAAGAGCTCGATATTCCGGACTAAGCTTTTGCGATATCCAGTTCGCGACATCACGAAAGCCACCTGATACGCCCTGATTTTTCTTGTCAAGTTCTGCCGCCTTTTCGTTTAACTTATTTTGTGCCTCGGCAAGCCTATCTGACGCAACCTTGTAATTGTCAGTCGCCGTCTTGTTGTCAATTGTTGCTTGATAAAAGGCTTTGTATGACTCAGTCAGAATGTCTTGTATTGCAGCCATTTCGGCCTGTTTCTTCAAAGCCTCTATGACCCCGTAAATTGAGTCCTTAGTCTCCACAACTACGCCTTTGGTCTCGTCGATACTCAAATGCAATCCGTCGATATTCATAGCATTCAGAGTGTCGACCTTGACGCGCATCAAGTCCATTTCATAGGCGGACTTATTTGACTTTTCGCTCAGCTGATATATCTCGTCGGTGAGCATTTTAACTGCACCGTACTCCGCACTGACGGTGTTCAATCCCTCTATCTTCTGATTAAGACCATCCATATTTTCCTTTGTTCTTTGGATGATTGCCTCAGAGGATGCGATGTTTTCTGACAACACCTTATAGGCATCGGAGGATTGGTAGGTCTTTTCTGCAAGCTCATCTGCGCCCTGTTCAAAACCTATGATAGCTCCCGTGATTGCACCAATTGCCGCGACGACCAGTCCGGCCGGACCCAACGCCGCATACATAGCCACTGCAACGGCAGTAAGTCCTACTGCCATAACCGCCAGTTTGGCTTTGGCGTCTTCTGCGCCCGCGCCGAATGCCTTAAAAGCAGATTTTGCCATCGCCAGCGATGCCGCGAATCCTGCCGCGCCTATCATGACTTTTTGAGTTGCCGACAAACCCGCTCGGAACTGCTTCAAACTGTCTTTGGCGGCACCCGCGGCTTTCTTCCATCCATAGCCTAACGCCTGCGCTGTGCTTCCTCCAGTCTCCTTTATCCAAGAAAAACTCTCGGTAAAAGTAGAGACAACTCTCAGCCCCTTAAAGCTATTCCACACACCTTTTGCGCCAGAATACCATTTGCGCAGCACCTTTACGCCGAAAGCGGCGGTCGCGCCGGCTGCAACTCCCTTTATCACCGGCTCAAGCGCCGAGACTGTGGATTTCACCTTTTTAAGCTTCTGCTTCAGCTCTTCGGCACGCTCCGCAAGCTTCGGGTCAATAACACTGTCAGCATTGGAAAATGGGCTCTTAAAATTGTTTCCCCCGCTCGATACCGTTGTGCTGCTTCCGCCGCTGCCGCTATCAGATCCGGTATCCGGCGTTCCGAGACGATTGATTTCATCGATGCCGAGCAAAGCGTTCTTATAATCCTTTGCCTTTTTCGCCGCGCTGCCGAGGTTTGTGGACACTTGCTGTGTGCTGTTGGCAAGTTTAGATGTGTTTGATGATGTCTGACTCGTTGCACTCGACGTGCCGAACAATATAGCCATAACTTGCCCGGCTTTTTCGGCGAGGGCAGTCAATCTTTCAAGCAACGCCGTGACCTGCGGAATACACTGCTGCAAAGCCGGCGCAAACATTGACCCGAGCGCGCTCGACAACATTTTTGTCTGAGCTTTCAAAGCAGCCTGCGCTCCTGCGAGGGTGTTCGCATATTTCGCGGCATCCCCGGTCTGGAATGCCGTCTCCCGCATGATGCCTTGTGTCGTGGCTATGCGCTTTTCTGCGTCGGTCAGCGTTGCTGCAGTCTTGCCTATCGATGCCGCGTATTCGTCCCATATAACGGACAGGTTTTTTGTAACGCCGGCGTTGTCGACAAGAATGCTGTTTTCGTTTTTGATACCTTCGGTTGCACTCTTTATAGCTTCGCCCATCGTCATACTGCCCTGACGGTTAAACGCCGCCGAATCTTTAAGGTTAGTCAGTATGGACTGTGTCTGCTCGTCGGAATACCCTGCCGCCGCGAGTCTCTTATACGCGGTGTAAGCGTCCATCATCGGTATAAGGCCGTCTTTAGTGTACGATTTAAGCCATGCTTTTGCGGCGTTCAGGTCTTTTCCCTGCGCGGTCAATATGCTCGACAAGCCCATCTGCGCGGCTTCGTTTTCCGCGTATGCGTCCGTCAGCTTCTTGACTTCGCTCACTACTTTTTGTATAGCCGCAACGGCAGCGGCCGTTTTTAAGCCTGTAAAAAGCTTTCCAACACCCGCTCCCGTGCGCGTTGCCTGCTGTTCGAGCGATCCCAGCCTCTTGTTCGCCTTATCAATCTTGGCGTTAAAGTCCTTGGTGTTTGCTGTAATCAGCACTTGCAGTTCTTCAACTGTCATTTTTTTCACCTGCCCTGTGCCTTGCGGCGTTTTTTGATTTGGCATAAGCGGACATCCGAGCTTTGATTGCCATCCACCCGGTTTGCTGCATGCCGAAAGCTGACGGGAACGCCTTTTCAAGCGTAGGATATTTTTTCGGGTCGTTAAACGCGAAAGAATCAAGCTGCCCGAGATTCCATATCAGCTGTAACTGCCATTTACGCCGCTCATTTTCTGCCTTTTGCCTTGCGGATATAAGGTCCTCAACCTCTCCGGCCGACATGCTCCAGAATTCGTCCGGGGTTATCCCGACCGCAAAAGCGCGAGGTTTGAGATCCGCGACCCACTCGGTCGCCGAGGAGAAGATTACTCTATCTCCTGCTCCTCGTCCTCCCGCTCCATGTCCGCTATCTGTTCCGGTGTAAAAAAACCGGACACCTTCATAATGCCGAGGAATGTGTCCGCTCTGTCCTCGAGGGTAAAGCCCTCGGCTTCAAGCGCATCGATGAGCTCATATGTCTTGGGGAGCGTCATATTCGCCTGGTATTTCTGCAGCGCGCCCCAGAGGGTCACTGCAAAGACCTTGGTGTATGCCAGCTTGTCAAGAGCTTCAAGCAGGCTGCAGCCTATACGGTCTTCCACTTCGATTTTTGTCGCCGTCGTGAGCTTGAGCTTGTACTCCTTCTCGCCGGCGGTCAATCTATAAAAAGGTGCATTACACGCAGTAAGCATAGTTGTTGTCTCCTTATTTTAAATTTTCGGCGGAGTTTCCCCCGCCGATGTGTTCTTTAGCCGCCGGACGAGGTATATTCCTCTATATCCGACGATGGAGTGATTTTTGCAGTAAAGGTCAGCGCCTCTGCGATGCCCTTTCCGGGCATCGAAAGTGACACTCTGCCTGTCCATGTGAAACCGGAACCGTCCGGGAACAGCAGAATAAAGGTCTTGTCTGCATCCTTAGCTCCCTTGAGGGTCGCCCAGTTCGTGCCGGTCTTCATCCCCTCATAGCCGAAAGTAAACGCCATATCCCCGGGGTCGGAAAGCCCGGGCTTATACTTTCTCTGCGTATTCTTCATCGTGGTCACGTCGATTTTGTCCGATTCGCCGAGCATATCGGGAAAATCAAGCAGGCCGGGAACTTCAGCTGCCGCTTCTGCGCTCGCGCCCATTTTCAGAATCACGCCTATAGAAGTCTGATAATCTTCAGCCATTTGTACTTACCTCCTTATTAACTGCGGTAAAACCGCTTCGTGTTGTTGTCGTAGACTCCGTTATAAAGCAGGACGGTGCGGTATAACACCGTACCGTCCTGCTGTTCGTCCTCAAGGTGGTTAGGACTGCCGCGAAGCAGACCGAGGCGGAGCATTGCATCGTCGACTTGCCTCTCGACCTCGTTTCTGCCCTCCGGCGTCGCCATCCACACCTGGATCTGCACGGCGATCCGGGAAAAATGATCCGGACGCGAAGAGGATGGCATTTTAACGGAGTTATCCATCTGCTTTATCAAACCGTGCCGTTCAAAACTTTGCGGATATTCCGCAGACCATTTCACGCCCGGTACAGCGAGTGAAAGCACATCATAAGTCACCTGTTCGATATCAACCATTTTTCTGACCGCCTTTACGATTTATTTCCTGTTGTATCGCGCGCTTATAGCACTCGAGTATTGCTTCGCGATTGTTTATAAGCGCAGGATAGAGATACGGCTGCGCCTTTTGTCCGCTTATCATTCGCCAGCCGACACCAGGAATTTTGCCGCGCCACTTGTCCACCTTGTAATGGATCCCGCTCGGGAGCTTATAAGGATATGTGCCGTTACCTTTGGGACCCGTACCGAATTCCACATAGGCGGCGTATTCAACATTGGTCAATACGCTGCCGATATGCTTGCTACCCTCGCGCTTGTAGTCGGTATGCAGCGACGCGCGCAAGTCGCCGTTATCTACCGGGCACAGCTCTTTCGCACTGTTGTTGACTATTCGCGCCGCTTCGCGCGTACCGTTTGATATGGCGGTATCAGCGCCGCCGAGCTTTGCGAGCTTTTTTGCCAGCTCGCCGAGGCCCTTAACCTCAATGCTCATGGCTCACCGCCTTGCAAAGATACAGCGTGTGGCTGTCGTGCGGCTGAATCTCGGTGATTCGGTAATAAGTGCCGCCGTATTTCACATAGTCGCCCTTCTCGACAGCGAGCGTATCGGATGTTGAAAAGGTGGCGTCTTTGTTGCACTGCAGCCCCCATTCCTGCGCCCGCATGGCATCAGTAACAAGCCGGAAGTTGACAGTAAAAGAGCCCGCAGGCGTTTCTGCGGGCTTCACTGTTTCACTGCCGAGCGTTCCTGTCTGTTTGACGGCTTTATAGTGCTCGACTGTTTTGTCCTGGAATACGGCGCGCTGTGCGCGTCTGAAGGCGTCGGGGATCTTCACCAGAAAAGCCTCCTCCACTCGTTGAGCATCACTTTTTCGCTGTCGCTCAGTTCCGCCGTTGTGGCGAGGTCTGAGTCGCTGTGCTTAAAGCTCACGCTCTGGTCGCCGTCCGTTATGCTTGCAACGGTCTGCGCCGCATCGGTAGAGCCCGGCTGCTGCGTGCGGTAACGCTGCGCGGCTATCTCTGCTACAAGCAGATCAAGACCGGGGACAAGCTCACGCCGCTTGGTATATCGCAACACCTTTGACTCGACGCTGTCCAGCAGATACCGGGCAGCCGGCAGCGACATTTCCTTACCCAACATCACGCGCATCCGGGCTATGAGGTCGGCCTTGTTCTGCTCCGTCATATCAGCCCACCAGCCTTGCAGTCATGTCGCTGTCAAGGGTCTTGACGCCGTACAGGATATCGAAGCTGACGCGGTCGGTCTTGTGCTTGATGTCGTAGTCATATACGACTCTGATAGCAAGACCGTTCCTGCTCGAGGCAATAGCCGCATTATTCGCGCCCATAGGCAGCTCAAGCTGACGAGTGACGAGTGCAAGGCCGTTGCGGTGGAATGCGAGGGAGTGGGTCGTTTTGACGAGATACACCTTGGCCGCCGCGTCCGAGGCAATAGTGCGGTGGATAGGCTGATCTATCGCGACCTCGGCGACCGCGCCGCTTGCGGCAGTTGCATCGGCGGCAAATCTATAAAGATAGCCATCGAGTATAAAGCCGTCGCCCTTTTTAAAGGTGCCGGTCGCCGCAGTGACATCCGAGAGTGCGACCTTGGTCTCGCCGGCGGTGCAGGAGACTTTTGCAGCGGTCGCAGTGCCCGCAGTTGCCGCGAGGGTATCGGGGGCATTCTGCGACATATAGGTGTCAAGACCATAGATAGAGCCGAGCTCTGCTGAGCGCAGGGCGTCGGAATTGCCTGCATATGCGACCTTTGAGAGGTTTTCCGTGGTCAGATAGCGATACTTGTGCGTCGGATTGACGAGAAGTCTGCGCTGCTGTATCGGTACGCCCTTGAGGTCAAATGCCTTGGCAATGTTGGCAATGTCCTTGAGGTCGGCCGCGTTCGCGGTGCCGCTCACGGTGTTGCCGGCGTTTGCGATGCCTTCGGCGATAATATCGCTGTCGATGGCCTGGGATATGGCCTGCACCGCAGGAGATATGATCTGCTCAGAAAATGACTTGATGTCGAGGGTCATTTCCTTGGAAGTGACCGGAACGGTGACATCGCGGAAATGGTCAAGGGTCACCTTGACGCTGCCCTCGTTCACATTCTGGTCTACGGTCTCGCCGACGAAGTTCTTCGCGGAAAACTTCGCGGGCTTGCGGATGGTGATAGTATCACCGACGTGTGCGAACTCCTTGGAATAGTCCTTGTGGACAAGGTCGGCAGCAACGAGATTGTTCTCGAGCACCATAAGAGCCTCGTTCGCGACTATCTGAGGAGTCAGGAATTTGTTTGACATTTGTTAAATCCTCCGTTTTTACTGATTTTTGCGCCAATTCACATAATCGGCATAGTTCTCGGGGGCTTCGCCCGGTTCGGGGTCTCCGCCGCCGTGGTCGGGGTCTCCGCCCCTCTGTCTGGTTTCGACTTTGTCAAAGAGATAGGCGTCGCTTTCTCTGATTGCCTTGAGCTGATCGTCAAAGCCCTCGAGCTTGCCGTCTTTGTCGAGTTTCACACTGCCGGGTGTTATCAAGGCTTTTATAGCTCTTGCGTTCTTGCCTTTGGCGGCTGTAATAGCGGCATCGATAGCGGAGTCAAGTTTCATGGCAGCGATATCGCTGTCATACTTAGCCTTAGCCTGCTTGTTCTCGTTCTGCAGCTGTGTAATTGTAGCCTGCAGTCCGACGGTATCAACCTTTTTGAGCTCTTCAAGCTGACTGTCCCGCTCTGTTATCTGGTCCTCAAGGTTCTTGACCTTATCGGACTCGGCGCGAAAATCTGCTTTTGAAACAAAGTTCTTGCCGATATAGCTCGCTATCTTCTTGTCGATGTCCTCGGTGTGTGCGTCGCCTAAAATGTCTTTAAGCCAGTCCATGTCTGTCCTTTCCCGCGCTCCCTTTTTACTTGGCCAGTCCCAATATTGCGCGACACCATTTTGCTCCGGGTGGCGGATAAATTTGGATATAAAAACAGCGCTTTGCATTTGACTGCAAAACGCTGTAATTATTATGTTGTGATATGACAAAACCGCCTCGCTTTCGCTTGGCGGCTTGTTATTTATTATTGATCCTCTTCATCAAGAGTGTCTTTTCCGAAAGCCTTTATATAGCTCTCGGTAAGGTCTTTCATGATTATGGGGGCTTCCTCTTCGTCCAGTATTCCGTCAAGGCGACCTTTGAGCAAATCCTCATAGTAGAGATAGAGCTCGTCGCTCATGGCTTCGCTGAGATCGTTGTTGTCCACTTCCCACTTTATCAGCGGAAGCACCGCGTTAAGACGTTCGGCTTCTTCAAGGATATCCTGATCGAATTCTGTGAGATATGAGTTTTCGAGCAAATCTCCCGTTTTCGGCTGTATACCCGTGCTTAAACGGTCTTCGAGAATTTCTGTTGCTCCCTGATAATCAAGCTCGTACTTCATCTTTTTCTCATCCTTTCTTTCCAAACATTGCCTTCGACCCTTTTGTTTGAGATAACATTCACTTCAACATCCGGGTATAGTTCTTTAAATTGCTGCATTACCCCTTTGCAACTATCGCACATTCCACGTTCGGAAAGCATACATATCTTTTTAAAAGGGTTTGTTTCATACAAATCGGCAAAGAACTCGAAGAGCTTCGCCTCAGTGTCATTGTAGGTTTCTTTCCTCATCGTTCCATCCATTTTGGGAACATCAATGTATTTAAAACGTCGAGCCTCTTTAAGTAAAACTAATTTTTCAGTTCCTTTGTACCCACCGATACTTGCTTTTCCGGATATGGCACTGTGTGCATAGTACATATTGTCAAAATCATCATCGATATATGCACCGGCAACGTTTCCGCTTCTTTTGTATTTGCTCGTGAATTGGAGTCTTTTTTCATAAATAACCTTTTTATCAAACCGCAAGATTTCATCAGTAGATAAATTGCCTGAATCTATCTTGTATTGATTCACCAAGCGGTATTGCCTCTTGAGCGTCTTCCACTTCTCAGGATTATTATACTTTATTTTTAAGAATTCATCAAGAGAATCCGGCACATTTCCTTTTAAGACTGCCGAATACCGCTCGAACTGGTCTCTGTTGTAGGAGGACACTTGTGTCAAAGTCTTGGGCGGATAATATTTAAGCTTCCCGGTAAGAGGATTTATATTATCCGCAAGCCACTCTTCATATGTCGTTTCTGCCGGAATAAGCACCGTTTTCCCGGTCTCGGGATCCAATGCCCTGCGTTTGAGTTCGGCTCGGTTTTGTCCCTCTATGACTGCCGTTGTAGTGCAGCGGTCGTTCGGATGGAGCGGCGGATAGTTTATGCCCTCCTTCGCTTCGGAGACCGGAAAAGTCTTGCCGTCCAAAGCGCCGCAGACATCACAGGTGCGCCCGTCAAGGGTGGCGAGAAATCTGTATTCCGTTATGCCTTCCTCTTCGTATGCCACCTTTTCGGCGGCGTTATGCACACGGTTTGTCTCGGTGCGTATCAGCCGCATCGAGCTGTACATTCCGGACTGCATCGCGTCGGCGAGCTGGCGCGCCATTACCTGCGGACCCGCTCCCGTCATAATTCCACGCGCCACAATACCGTATGCGCTGTTGGCAAGCGCGGATGTGTTCTGCCAGATACGGTCGGAAAAATTCGCGCCTTTCCATCGGTCATTTACTATGGTGTTTACGGCGCCCTTCGGCAGAGCTGAGAACTCAAAGCCTAATCCCGTGCCGATCTGCGTGTCATATATGCTGCGATAGTATGTATCCCCGCTCACATCTTCAAGTAGTCGCTTGAGCTCCCGCTTCTCCCGGTCGGCAAGCAATGCCGTTTCCGTCTCGATATTGGCTTTCAAAGCCTCAAGGCGGTTTATCCTCGCGGCGTATGCCGGCGCATTGAGACGAGCAAGTGCTTTTCTCTTTATAACCGGGTCTTTTATGTTATTGAGCTCTTTGCGCAGTGCTTCCAATTCCGCTTCCGCTTCTTTGGTGTTCAACATCCGACGAGCTTCTTCCGGCGTCAATTCACCATTTGCCGCATAACGCGAAAATATCCGATTTATGCGGGCGTCGAGGTCTTTCTGCGCCTTGGCGTATAACTTGACCGTTTTTGTCTTTATAGCCCGCGTCGAGGCACGTCGGGCATATTCCTCGCGCTGCAGTGCCCGCTCCTCCCAATAGAGATCAGAGCGCATTATTCATCATCCTTTTCGGAATCGTCCTTGTCGTCATCGTCGCCGATAAACATCTTTGCGTTTTCCTCGCGCTGCTTCTGCAGCTCTTCATACGCCTGCGCGACATCGTCAACAAATGGGTGCTTTGCTAAAAGCATCTTATCGGGCACAAGCCCCTGCGACTTCTGAATTATATCCACCGTCTCCGCGTCATTGACTATCATCGACTTGTGGACATCGTATTTGATAAGTGTATAGTCATAGTCAGTACCGTTCTTCAGGTTGATGTCCTGCGTAATAAACCATGACAACTCTTTCAACATGACCTTTAACTTCGAAACAAGCGGGTCAGCCTTGAGGTCAAGCAGAGTGTAGCGGAATTTCAAACTGACGCCTGACGGCGCGCTGCCGAGCTTTTCATCGTTCATATCAATGCCGCGTCCGATATGATATATGTCCCGGCGCAGCATATCGAGCCAGGCGAGGCGCTCGGTGACATTAAGTGTGACCTGCTCGGCACTTATCTTGCCTGACGGATCGCTTATTGACACCGCCTTGTTTATCTGCAGCTTCTGCTGTATCGCTTTTGCGGTCTCGCCGCCGTATCCTTGTATCATCCAGTAAAGCTCGACGAGATCTATCTGATTATTCGTCGACGCAGAAGATATCAGGTTATATGCGTCAAGCAGACCTTTGATTCGCGAAAGGTCGGTCTGATGCGCAGAGTTGTTATAAAGCGGAACAAACGGGATTCTTACCCACGATTTCGCCTCAACTGAGACGCGCTCATCGTTGATTATCTGCTCGTTATACCAGTGCGGGCTGTTGCTTTCGAGCACAAACTCTCCGGCATCGTTTTCGACATAGCGTTTTACCCCTGTCGCAGTCCACCACTCTACCCGCTCCCGCTCCGTCTCTGTGCCGTTTTGCACGACGGTTATTTTATAGTGGCGGAAAAAGTCGGTAATCACCTGCTGATAACTCATATCGCGGCAGGCAATACATTCTGTCGTCGGGATAACAACAAAACAAAGCTTGCCGGCTGCCGAGTAATAGACATGCAGCCATCCGACGATACAATTCGACGCATTTGTCGCGAGGTCGGGGAGCATGTCCACAAAAGCCTCGTCTGAGGTCACTGCGGTGACAGCGTCCTCAAAAGCTTTCAGGCTTTCATCCACACTGCCCGCTCCGTCATTTGCACCCTCGACGGAGACGGAAAGCGGCTTGCCGAGGATGTACGCGACTTTCTGATCGACCATCAGCGCATGGAAATTATGCACATTGTGGTGATTCGAATTGTTTTCATTGATTATCTTAACACCGCCGCGCTTTATGCCCGCCGGGCTGTTTTCGTCTTCTTCGTAAACGACCGTCTCGCGAAAATCTTTCTGCAGAATGTCCTGCATACCGCGATAATATCGGAGTCCCTCGCATGCCGCCAGATACTCCGGGTCTTCCCGCGCATTTTTAAGCACGGTTTTGATAATCTCATCGTCCGTAGCCGTATGGTGATACGCGAGCTTTTCTCTTATCAAGTCCATATTGTTAATCATTAAGTTACCCTCACATTCTGCTGGTCGTTCTCTGTGGCGTAGCGCGTGGCGTCAATCGTGTGGTTGTCTCTATCGGGATAGTTCGCCTTATAATTGCCGTCCTTATCCCGTTCGAGCTCATACGATGAAAATTCCCGCGCCGCGTTTGGACAGCGGGCGGGATCTATTATTATTTCGTCGAGGTCGCGCAGCCATTCTATGCCGTGCTTCACGCTGTCCGGACCCTTGCGTGCGCCTCTGACTCTCAGGCCGTATTCATACATATCCGCTATAGACTTCGGTTCGGCGGAGTCTGCGATAATTTCGCCGGCAACTCCACGAGATTTTATACGGTCGGCGGCAAGTCTGTTGCTCATGCCCGCCGCGTATATTTCGTCGTATATGTACAGCCGCCTGCGCGGCTTGTCATAGTTGCACGATATAAAAACAAACGGGTCAACCGCATAGCCCCAGTCTATGCCGCGCCTGATACGGTCAAACCGCGCAATCTCTTCATTGCTGATGGGTCGGATACTGATGTTCCGGAATACCTCGCCGCCCGTGCCGGTGACTTCCCCGAGGAACTCGTGCCTATATCGTTCCGGAGAGTGCTGTTTCAGGTGCTCCGCCTCCAACAGCAGCGGCGCGCCTATCCAGTCCTGCGGCACAGTCAAATATGTGCTGTGATGTACCAGGCGGTCGGCGCGCTCTACGCGCACCTCATCATTCACCCACGCCCGCAGCGACTCAGGGGGATTGTACGAATAAAAAACATCGAATTTACTGCCGCCGCGCATGACCGACTGTAGCACATTATCGGTTTCCCGCATCCCGGAAAACTGATTCCATTCCTCGAACCAGATATAACGAAAATAGCCGAACGGGATTTTTATGGACTTGACTTTCATCGGATCGTCAAGACCTCGAAACATAATCGTTTGCCCGCTCGGCAGATATGTGATTTTCATCGGACTGACCGTCGCTTTAAAATACTGCGACACGCCCAGTTTCTCAATAGCCCACAGCATCTGTGCAAAAACGCTGTCCCGCAGCGTGTCTGCAATTTTGCGGAACACGATCGCGTGCGCATCAGGGTTTTTAATGATGCCGCAGACAATCTCAAGCGATATATAGCTGCTCTTTGTGCTTCCGCGCCCGCCTTTAAGCACATAATGCGTATGCTGCCCGGCACACACATCGCGATGCACTTCGTAAAACGACGGCGCGATTATGTCAGTAAGCCTGACGGCCATGTTAGCCGCCCCCCATATCATCGATAATCTGCGGCGCGTTGACGGAGACTTCTTTTTTTTCAACCGCTGTAAAACCCGCTCGGTCAAGAATATCTTTTGCGGCCGCGATGATATCACGGTCATCGGCATACTTTTTCTTCAAAATTCCTGCCATTGCTTCCTGGGCATCGGCGGCGTCATATAAAAAGCGACGCCGGATACTCTCCGCGATTTCTTCCTCTCGTCGCGTCATATATTCCTGCGCATCTTGGCGTTTTAAAATATATGTCGCCATCGTCGCCGCCGACTTTTCGGAATAACCGGCAGCAATAGCCGACTCGCGTGCTGCCCCGTATGCCCTTTTTCTTTTAACAAACTCATCACAAAAAGTAATCATCCGTTCTGTCATTCGACTTTGCCATCCCCTCTGTTTTATAAAAGTCACAAAGGCTTTTAATTTGTCGCGCGCGTGAGAGTTTTATAATGCTGTTATAAATTAAATAATTTTTTGTATTCGTCCCTTATTTCCCGAAAAAACGAGCTGTAAAAGTCAATTGGGCTGAGTAAATACTTTGTGCTCCATTTTTTCACCATGAAAAAAGCAGCCTTTTAGGCTGCTCGTGTTATTTTTCTCTGTCGCCGAACTCATATCCTACTCTGCTCTTGGCAACAAGCAGCCACGTCGGATATGCGGCTTGAATCTCGCGCTTCCTCGCCCTCTTGGCGGCAGAAACTAAATGCATGAGAGTTTTGAACCTATGATGCTTTGAGCGGTTGCCCGTCCACTTTTACATCTATATGATATCATATCTCCCAACTGTATTTCACTGTATTTTACAGTATTTTACTGTACACTTTTAACGTTGAGTAGTTCTTCGAGTGCCGCGCAAGCTTTCTTGTTCGTTTTCCAACACCACTCTCGGGAATATCCCATCTCTTCCGCAATATCTTCAAAGCTCATCCTGCTGAGGTGCCTCAAAAGCAGAAACTCTTCCCACTGCGGCGGGAGTTGACTCACAAGAGCTTGAAACTCGTTTTCGGCGGCGAATTTTTTCTGATATATCTCTATGATTTCGTTGCCTAAGTCGACATATTGAGATATTAAGCTGCTCATTTTGTCCTCTGCTGTCTTCTGCACCGACTCGGACGGCGGGGCGGTAATTGATACCAACATATCAAACAGCTCCGATTTCTGACGCTGTTTGAATGACAACTCATTGTCAAGGTGTTTTATTCGGTTGACGTATTCGGGAACGGTCACAATATCACCTCTATCTCTGTTCTCGGGTTTTCCTTGTCGTGGCTCCCGCAGAGCTGAAGCTCGACATTTTTAAAGCTGTCATCTTCAATTATCCCGGCTTCCCGCAAACCGTCGAGGATAAATTTTCCATTGTAATTGTCGGGGTCGTGCCGTTGTTTTGTGCGAAAGAAGTATGTAATTCTGACAACGCACTTTTTTATCGGCTCGGGCGGCTTCGGGCGGCAGTACACCGCGCACAAAGCTCGCCACTGCTTTTTGTCCGCTCTGTAAGCCCATACATTCTCGCGCCCGGCGAACTTGTTAAGCGAAGGCGGAATATCGGGGATAGTGTAAATGTATCTTTTGCGCTCGCATTGTGGGCACACCTGCCGTCCTTCGGGGACTATCTCTCCGCAACAAGCACATCTGTCTGCATCAGCCATTATCAACTCTCCTCTAAACTTAAATTAAACCTACATCTTTTGCATTGCTCGCAGGGCTCATCATCATTGTCACCCCTTGCATAACCTAAGCATTTGTTAAGATTGTAGTATTGTTCAGGCTTGCCAACACCTAATTTAACCTGCTTTTTGACAAGCGAACAATTTGCAAGTGTTCGCTTGTCGCGGCGGTCGATATAATCACTCATTCTTTACCTCCATCCATTTTTGCACCGCACTGAGGGCAGTAATGATAGTGCGATATACATGTTCCGTAATGCTGAAATCCACAAGCGGAACACTCGTCGCCCGCGATTTGCATTCGCCAATCTTCATAACACAACTTCCATTTGCCGTGTTTAACCGCTTGTACATCAGCAGCAGAAGCTTCTTTTAAAATTTAACAGCGGCATTCCAACCATCCGCATAACCTTTGTTCTCAAAAACATCTCGGTTACACAAGTCTATCCCGAGCGCAGCACGGTCAATATAGTCACTCATTTTTCTACCTCCCGCTTGAGCCGAATCCGTTATTGCCGCGTGCCGTCTCGTCAAGACTATCGACGACTTCAAGCTCGTCGCTGAAAATCGGCAAAATAACGAGCTGCGATATCTTGTCGCCCTTTTCAACCACGTAGGGAATCCGGGTGTTGTTATACAACTTGACGCAAATACTGCCCGTATAGCCTACGTCAATAACGCCCTCGCTCGTTATGCCATGTTTGATATTAAGCCCGCTCTTGCTTTTGAGAAATCCGACGAGTCCCTGCGGTATCTCGATATGTACACCAGTGTCAAATATCGTGCTACCGTGTGCCGGGACTATCTGACGCTCTCTTGCCATGAGGTCAAATCCCGCATCTTCGAGATGTGCCTTGTAGGGTTTGTATGCGCCTTTTTCTAAAACAATTTTCATTTTGTTAAGCTCCTTTTGTTTCTTCGTCGTTCATAGGTTCATTCCAACATCTATAGCAAGCTCCCGTGTAATAGCAGATTTCGAGCGGCGGGCGTATTCCGCCGTAGATTATTTGTCTGCATATAACTGGACTTCCGTCTGAATAGCTCTGCGCTTTTGGGAATTTTTCAAAAAAGTCCTGTGCGTATGTTTTCTTCGGGTGTTCGTCGCTCCATCTTTGCACAGTTTCGATTGCCGTTTTAACATCTTCGGCGCAGATTTTTGAATGTGTGAGTTTGCAAACCCCAAACATCGGGCATTGCTCTTTATTAGCCGCATCAGCCACGCACTCATCACGTGAGCCACAAAGTCTTTTGAGTTCGGAAAGAAAGTCTATCGTTTTACTGCAATCCATAATTTTTCCTTTCTGCCCGGACTTTCGCCCGGGCACTGCATTATTTTTTCTTGTAGGCTATCGGCTTTGACATGTTCTGACGCTCAAACTCCGAGATGTCATATGAAGCTTGTCCTTTTGGCTTGACATCTGCGGTCGGAGTCCTGCTATCACGCCGCGCCCAGTTTCTGATAGTGGCAAGGTGGTTTTTATAGCTCTTGCCCGTGCTTGCCATATACGCGCTCAGGCGTTCGATTCTGTCAGACCAGTCGAGGAACTCTGTTTTGAGCTTTTCAAAGTCTTCATCAGACAGTAGGACATTTTGATATTCGCCGTATTTGTGGCGCGTGGGCGATATCTCTTTATCCTTACCTAACCTATCCTTACCTATCCTATCCTTACCTGCGTCAACCAGTGGTCGACCGTTGGTTGACCGTTGGTTGACCGTTGGCATTTTTTCACTGTTTTTTTCATCGCTTATGAGCCTATAAGCGCGATTTTCGTCAACTTCCAAAAGTGATTTTTCCTCGGAATATGTTGTTTCCGAATATCTGTCTTTGCGAATATAATTGTGAATCCGCCAGTGCTTTATAACCACAACTCCATTGTCAAACGGAATAATGAACTTGCGTATTGCGAGTATGTTGAGGTCGTCTATACTTGCTCCGACAAATCGCATTATCTTCTTCGGCGAGTTTATGAAACCGTCATCGTCTGCCCGCATTGCTAAATCGTAATATAGCAATCTTGCGCTCATCGGCATATCGAGAAAAGCGTCGCTGTCAATAATCGTTTTCGCAAACATTCTTCGCTCCGCCATTGTCTCAGCTCCTTTTAATCGTCCTGAAATGGGCTTGTACGGGAACGACATATTTTCCCTCGCGCTCCGCTACATAGCGTCTGAGCCCTTGTGCTCTGCGTGACAAGTTCTTGCAGCGGCGGTCGGTCTCATTGAGAAAAGCTTTAATCTCGACAATGTCATCGGAAAGCCAATATCCGACACTATGCGACGATGAAAGAATAGGCGCTCCACCGTCCCTCGCAAGCTCTATCAGCTTGCGAACGGTTCGGTCGTCGAGCCCCGTATAAATGCAGAGTGCTTCCCGCGTGACCGCGTTTTCTTTGCCTTTAGGTATAAAGTCGACTATGTTCATCTCGCTACCTCAGAACGGCAAGTCGTCGCTTATGGGTATTTCCTCGAAGTCGTCGTTGTTCGGGGTCTGCGGCTTGTCCGCTTTTGACCCGCAGAAGCTAACTTCGTCGGCAATAACTTCAAATGCGGTGCGCTTGTTGCCGTTTTTGTCCTCATAGTTGCGCTGCTGAATACTGCCGCGAAGCGCTATCATTGCACCTTTCTTGAAATACTTTTCTACAAACTCGGCTGTCTGTTTCCACGCGACAACATTGATAAAATCGGTCTGCTCTCGCTGAAATCTGCGGTCAACGGCTACGGTAAACGATGTTACCACTCTGCCGTTCTGAGTCTGTCTGAGTTCGGGGTCTGCTGTCAATCTGCCCATGAGGATTACGCTGTTAATCATTGTTTGACCTCCTGTTATTTAAAAAATCTTTCGACGACATCTGATACATGCGGCGGATTCTGAGCTCGCAGTTAAGTTTTTGGATTTCGTCGTCGTTTGCCGTCTTGTAAAACTTGCATTTGTCACAATCGCGCTTTATCAACGCTTTGCAACCGTTATCTGTTGCCGAGCCATAGGCAAAACAGTTCTGTCTCACCATTTGTAATTCCTCCCAAAAATTTGTATAAAATCAAGGTCAGGATAGACCTCTTCAAACCTTTCCTGTGCCAGCTCTTGTAGGTAGTGACTGTTGTCCACGTTGTGGTGTACACCGTTCGGCGGCTCATTGTGACACCAGTGACACAGATACACGGTCAATCCGTATTTTTCACTGTTCTTTCTGTTGGACGCGCCGAATACGTGGTGCTTTTCCAGCCAATCGGCGCGTCCACACAAAAAGTAATTATGTTCCGTCTGCATAATGCTATTCACTCGTCCACGCGCCTTTCAGCCTTGCCAGCTCGGCGGGTGTCAGCGTTTCTACTCCGACCGCTTTACAGTCCTGCACGAGGTTGTCTATGAGCCGCGACATCTGGCGAGTGTTGTATGTGCTGCTTCCGTAATAGCACCTGACTCTAACGTGATCGCCATCGGCTTCAAAATCCACCTGCTCGGTTATCCACCCTGTGCCGAGCATTTCCCATGCTGTGCGCAAGGTGTTTGCTTCGTCCGTACCCAGTCCCGGAAAGTCACGATATATGCCTAACTCTCGGACGGCATTTCGGTATATATCCTCTTTGGTGGTCTTGATTTTTGCGGTAACGCTAAGCCTGTCTGCGAGTTTGGTACAAAGAACCCAGCAATAGGCGTTCGCGTCGAGACTGCGCTTGCGTTTTTTCTTCTCGACGGTCAACTAATAGGGCTTGTCCGAAGATTTAACCTCTGCCACTATGCGCTGACCTTCTTCGCGGTTTTTGACCTTGAACTTGAGATAGAATCCGTCGGACTCAAAGAGCCAGTCGGCTTTTTCAATCGTCATGACTGCTCCTTTGCCGCTTTAAGCCAGACGGCTATCTGAGTTTTTGCCCTTTCTGCCAAACTGTCTGATATAGTTTCAAGAGACATGCCCTCAGGGGCTGAAATTTGGCGCATAAGCGCGTTTTCTACTTCACCTATACTTTTCCCTCTGAGCTTCGCGAACTCGCCCATTAAGTCGCGCGTGGCAAGATTTACGGCTTCACGGGTTATCTTTTCGTCTGCGGGTGTCGACTGGGTGTTCTGAGAGCTGTATTTGCTTCTTCCTGCCGCCCAATAAACATTCGCGCCAAAGCCTAACGCCTTACAAGCGACGGAAAGCGCGTCGGTGTACGCCATCTTAAAACACTCGTCGGAGGTATAGGCTCCGCTCTTTTCGTTCGATATGTACGACGCGCCGCCGATTCCGAAGATAGGCTTGCTCCACTCGCCGTCTATGCGGACATAAAGATTAAGGCTGACATGCGCCGTCTTTGTGTCGTCCGCGCCGTCCTCAAGCCACTCCATGATATTGTCTGTGTACCAGCCGATGCCGCAAGCCCCGAATACCTCGGTCAGCTTCTTTATACGCCACATCGGGTTAATGTCTGTGAATCCCTTGAGACGACCCGCCGCGATTTTCTTCTGTGCGTTGCCGGGCACTTCGCAAACCCTGCTGTAAATTTCAAGATTATCCATGTTGCACCTCACTTAATCTGAATGTTCTGAACTTCCACAATGTCCGCGCCGTCAAACGATTCGCCGGATTTGACCGCCGTTTTGACATCGGTCTTGCTGATTTTCGGGGTAAATGTGACAAACTCCGGATATTTTTCCACAAATGCGGCTTCATCTGCGATTACGAGACGTTCAGACTTGCGGAAAGCGACTTTGCTTCTCGCGCTCTCAAAAGAGGTCTCACCTCTGCACTGCATAGAGCGAGACACGCAGCCTTTAAGATAGTCGACGGAGTTTTCTTTTGCTTTTTTTCTCGCCGTCAGAGCTTTTATCTCTTCGTCTATCATCTTAGCTTCGGCGGTCAAATTCTTGATAGCACAGATGGTGTTGTCCAGCTTGTCTTTGTAGTCGCCACTGAGCATTTCGAGGGTATCTTCGATAGCGTCCTCCGGGATTGTCCCATCTTCGACAGCTGCGATAAAATCGAGGTATTCGTTGTCGAGTTCATATAGCTTCATCTTTTTGTTTCTCCCTTCATTATTTGAAATAGGTAGTTGATACAATCGGTTGCTGTCATTTGTTTTATTTGTTCGTCCTGTGCCGCCGTTGTCTGAACGGGCGGTGTTTGGTCTGCGTCGTTGTATCTCATGCTATTTCCCTCAGTCGCACCGGGAGTAAAATATAGGTGCTTGAATCGTCCTTGAATACCAACGGAGACACGGGAGAGCTGACAAGAAAGCTGTCAGTCTCAGCCGCTTTAAGCACTCCAACGAGATATCTCGCGTTGATTCCTATCACGAGGT